AAGTTTTTTCTTTACAACTTTTATTCATAATAGCTGCATACTTTTTAAATAAGCTTACAGAACTATCTTCAAGAATGTAAATATCTTTATTTACTATGTACACAGAAAAAGTAACTTCTTCTATAACTTTTTCTTTAAAAGTAGATTTTAATAAAAGACTTTTAGTAATACGAGTTCTTTGAAGCTCTGTAACTATTACTTCTTCATTAGTACTATAATCTTTGTAAGATTTGTTTATAATAATGCTTTCTCCTAATTCTACTTTAGCAGGATGTTCTCCATAAATTCTTTGTCTTACTAGAGAATTAATCTTATCTACTTCTTTATTAGTCCAAGCAAGATATTTAAACTCATCAGTGCCATTTACTTTAGATAGTTCTTCAATAACTCTAGCTAGATTATCAGTAAATAAATAACCTATATCTTCTCCTTCAGGATTAGATATTAAATTACTCTGTTTAAAATCTATTAGGTTTAAGCTTCTACTTAAAGCAATGATTGGATTACCTTCTCCTTGTCTGATAATCTGTGTAAGCTCTACTTCAGGAAAACCTTTGTGAAATACAGGACTGCTATCTTCTCCTACAGGATTGATTTGCTTTTCATCTCCTACATAAATTACAGTAGTATCCTGTAATTCAGCATGTTCCATAATGTTTTCTAACATTACAGTGTCTACCATAGAAGCTTCATCAATTACCCAAAATTTTACTCTTTTTAATGGAGGAAAATTCTCACTAGGCATAGACATAAATTCTCTTTCGCCTGTGATTCTATTAGTTACTGCTCTATAGTGTAAGGCAGAGTGTAAGGTATTAAAAGTAATATCAGAATCTACCTTATTAATAAGTACTGATAAAGCTTTATGAGTGGGTGCAGAACACAACACCTTTTCAAACTTTCTGTCATTTTTTCTTATCTCTAAGTATTTAATGAGTTCACTTACTAAAAAAGTTTTTCCTACTCCTGCACTACCTTTAAGTAGAATATGCTTTTTGTCTTGATTTAGAAATTGAACTATTTCATCAAATTTCTCTTGTTGGTGTTGCGTTAAACTTGCCATAATAAATTTAATAACTGTTAAAAATAAAAAAGAAAGAAAGTGAGGAATAAATCACTCACTTTCTTTTTATTTAGACTATAAAGTCTCTTGTTGTACAGAAATAATTCCCGCTAACTCGCTATTCATAGCAGGTGTAGAATAGAAATCAGATACAACTTCTGTTCGCAAATCTTCATCTTCTTTCATAGAAGATTTAAAGAATGTTGCTTTGTACTGAACTTTACCATTAGGGTCAAGAATCAGTTGGTTCTCTTGAGGATGACCTGAAGGATATCTAACTACTTGTTTGTCAGCAATAGCATCTTTTGTAGTCAACCCTGCACTAATAGCATAAAGTTGATTATCAGACAAGATTGGCTTATTAGCTAACACTTTGTAGATTGTAGCATTAGCTAAAGAGCTTAATTTAGCTCCAACGCTTTCTACTGTAGAACCCATAGGTACATCAACCCATACAACTCTAGTTTCTTGAGAAGTATACTCATTTTCAGAAAAACCAAAATCAGATGTACTGAATGGATTATCCTGCATGTTGTTACTTACAGACTTTGATGGATAATATGACTTTGTAGTCACAGTCTGTTTAATTTCTGCTGTCAAAGTACCTTCTTTTTGGTAATTAGCAGCATACACTCTAGAAATAGCTAAAGCTGATTTAGAAACTTCTTTTCTTACTCTTTGGTCTGTGTTTGAACTTTGTGTATTCATACTTTTGTTTTTGTTCTACATACTTCATAGGAAGGCAATAACCTGTTCCATACATAGAGATTTGTTTTGATTTTTAGTGTTTGCCTTTTTGTTATAGAAAAGCTAAGAAGGTGGTTGCATGTGGTTAGCCGAGGGCGATGACATGTTTCTTTATCTTAGCCTAAACCTGAACAGAATACTTCTGGGCTTACTAGATTACTATTATGATAAAATCATAATTTCGAATACAATAGGATTACCAACCTGATTAAGTTCTTGTTTATAGTGGAGGTGACGGGATTCGAACCCGTGTCCAAATTACATTCATTAATACAATTTATACAGCTTTTTGCAGATTTTAATATTATTTACTTCCTAATAATCTACTAAACTTGGGAAAAGGGTCAACTGTAACCAGTAGATTCCACCATCCAGTTTTCTATCCTGGCAAACTGAGTATTAACCTGCTTAATCTTTGGCTTAAGCTGCCACAGCCACTTCTTCTACAGAAGAAATAAGTGAGTAAACTTTACTCATATTAGCTTGTACTTGGGTATTCTCTTTTGTGTTTCCATTTAATTGGTTCACCTTAGTTTACAGTTATCTCTCTGGCTGATTGTATTAATTACTGATAACCTGTCAAAGCCAAATCACCCCCTTTTAAATAAGAAATAAAGAGGTACTTCCATAGAAGATTTACCCTCTTTATATCTCATTGCTTAAATTCAATCCAACTCAAATTTAACTTATAACTACTCTATCTTTTAAGATATTGTAATCTCTTTGAAGAATAAGATAATTATTTTCCATTTGTTGCATGTCTTTTTCTCTTAATTTGGTCAGTTTAAGTTCAATCGCAACTATTATCTCATTCTGTTCTTTAGTAGTAAAATCTCTTCGTAAAAGATATACTACTTTATCTACATATTCTTGTTGTACTTCAGGTTCTGGAGACAACAATGCAGATATTTTAGTTCTAAAGGTCTTAATAAGCTTGTTCATGCTAAATGTGTTGGTTAATAATCTCTTTTTTTGACATCTATGACAGTGGTGTTTATAATATTAGGTGGGAATCCTGTACTATATTTCACTGCCATAATCAGTCTTTTAGCTTGTATGTTTTTCAAGCTATTAGTAGATGCAACTAGTGTACCTACTTTAAAGTGTGTTCTTTTTGATGCCATATACTTTAAGTTGGATAAATTAAACTTACAAAATGTCTGCAGCAACTAAACAACTATGATTAGTGCTATAAATTAGTGAGGGTTTTGAGAGGAGGATTAAAAGAAATAAAAAAAACCTTAAAAACTATTGACTATGTCAATTATTTCTTATAACTTTGCTTCTCAGAGTTTTCTCTGCACTTACGCATAAGTCCAGAATAAAGCTCTGTATCGCTTCAGCTGATAAAGAGGTGTATTATAGTGTTTTCTTTTTTGGTACTTTTTTCTTTTGTCGTATACAAAGTAAATGTAAATAGTAATAACCCCTCTGAATATGAGGGGTTATTTATTATAATACTATTTAGTCTTTAATTGGTCTTGTTCCATAATAAAGACAAGTTAATAGGTTGATAAAAGCAAGTACAAGAAAATAAGGCCAATAAGGAAGAAAGGTTTTGCTGTCTTCTATTGTGCCTAAAAATAGCATTACTATTACTACTACTACTGAAGATACAAACCAGAATTCCCAGCCTGTTTGAATAACAGGTTCTCTCATTCTTTTAGTTGAGTCTATCTTTTCTTTGCTTTTAACTAATACATTAATTGCATCAAAGATATCTTCATTGTGTATCATATATCTTCCAGTGTTTAAAGTACAAACAGGGTCACTATTTAGTTGACACACTGCAGTACAATAATATACTTCTTCATTGATAAATACTTTGATTCTAACTTTATTTTTAATAAAGTGAAACTCTCTAATATCTGATGAAGGATGATTGCTATAAGTTAAGCTATATCCTCTAGATATTAACCATTCTGATGCTATATTATATTTAGCATTAATTGTGATGTCTTTTTCTGATTTCATGTTGGATTAAATAATTGGTTATAAAAATAAGATGTAATAACAAATAGAACTCATAGTCTATCACATTCCACTAAATACATAGTTTTATCTGTGGTTATTACATCTTGTAGATTAGGTAAGCTTAAAATGAAAGCATTGTTTAATCCATCTAATACTTTGAACTGAATAAAATTCATTAGTAAAATCAGGTACATAAACATTGTCTTCAAGGTCAGGATCAACAGCTATTTGTAAACATAGTTCAGAAAGAGCTTTAGAAGGGTGATTATCAGATGCTAATTCAAGCATTTGTAATAATAATTGTTTGTTCATAACAAATTAAATAAGTGGATTAAATAATTGATTAAAATAACACAGCTTAACCTACTGTGTATGTGAATGTAGAAAGGGAAGGTTACTGTAATGTTTACCCACAAACAATTATATGATAGCGTGACTACTACAATAATCACTTCAGTTTGTTTCAAGGTCAAGATATCTGATATTACTTGACTACAGGACTACATAAGTAGTAGTTAATAAACAGCATCTTTTTATAGCTGACCTATTACCGTAATAGGATTTAAATAAAAGCTATTTATAGGCTCTATTGGATAGAGCCCATAAATTACTCATTGTCTTTGTCAATTAGTTGTTTTAATTGACCTTCAATTTTAACTGTACCTACTTTTCTACCAAAGTCTTGAACTGCTATTGAATCATCAGTTACTACAAATTGGTATTCAGGAGAAGGATATTTGTTTACTCTTGTTTTTCTTTCTTCTAGCTTAGTGCCAAAGAAAGCTCCTATTACAAACACTGTTATAATAGCTACGATGCAAGTTAATTCTTGTTTCATCTTTTAATAGTTTGTTGATAATGAATCTGTTTGAGTTGCCATCTCTGTTGAGATGAATCTATACTCTTTGTATTCAGTATCATGGTTAGTAAATAATCTTTGAGCACAAGATTTGTGCTTGCCTCCTAAAAAGAAAGCCATTGTGAGGACAATTGATGTCCCCACAATTAGAAAGGTTTCTTGCTTCATAACTCAAAAACTTGAGATTCAAATGCATTAAGGTCACTTTCATTCTTTCTGTCTTGATAGCATTGCTGACATTCTCCATATTCATCACATGTACATGTTAGTTCAGGAGAAATGTTATATAGCATAGCTAATTCAGCATCATCATTAGCAAGTTCACCATTCATTCTAAACTGTTGTCTAGAAAGAGGTGAACTGCTATTAGTTCTAATTATCATCTTGAGAGTATTTCTCAAATGATTTAAATCCATGTGGTCTACATTAATTCGTATACCACTTTTCATAGTCCAATAAACAATTTCTTTGCTCATAATGTTATTTTAAGTATTTTTTGTACTTATTACCTGATTTAGAGGTAACATAAATAAAGAATTTGCCTCTTGCTGATTTATACACAGGTAGTTCTTCACCGTGATAAATAGCAATGTCTGCAGTTTTAGTAGCTGTTGCTACTTCTTTCTTTTTATCTAAGTTGTAAACTTTTTGAGCTGACATAGATAAAGAAAGGAAAAGGAATGCGATAATAAATAGATTTTTCATCTTGTGTTGGATTAAATGATTGTGTTTTACACCTAAAACTTTATAGTTACCTGATATTTTTGCACTCCACATGGTATGGACTAATTACTTATTACTAAGCACTGCATATTTACAACTTAAAGAAACTGGTGTCCTCAACATCTTGGAAAGTTATTGAGTTTTTTGGGATACATTGCATTACCACATGCTTGGCATATAATAGCCCATCTATGTATTGATTAAAATAATAAGTCCAATAGATAACATAGCTTAATTTAATATCTAAAGGTTTACACTCTGTAATTAAGGATGACCAGATTGTGTGTAGGCTTTTTAACTTATTATAAGAAAATGCTATTAATAGTATATAACAGCAAATTATTGTAATTGAAAAAAGTAGATATGTGAAGGAGAGGGTTTTCCAACACATATCTATTTGTGAAAGAAACAGAAGAAACTATAAAGTTTCCTCTGCTTCTGTGTATGCTACTATAGTTTTAGCAACATATTCACCTTTAGCACCTTGCTTTATTTGGGTATTTATTCCCAATGTGGCAATTGCACCATTAGCTTTAACTTTAGCTAATGTATCCTTATGAATAAGAACAGCAACTCTGCTATTATTATCCCAATGCTTCATCCAATCAGTCTTTTCTCCACTAACTGTGGTAACTGTATTTAAATTAAGAGCATCGTAACCTAAAACATTTTTAATCTCTGCTAATGTAGCCATCTTTTAAAGTTTAAAATTAATACTCCAAATTAGTGAGGGTTTTGCGACAAGGACCCCTATAATAAATGAATAAAAAAAGGGAAGATAAGACACTTGTAGAAGCTATCAATGTCTTATCTTTTATCCCTATGCACCAGCTTCGGTACACTTTATAAAAAGAAAAGGAGCTAAAGCTCCCTCTCTTCTTTACCCTTTACCTTATCTCTAAAAGATAGGTAATGTTCTTCTATCTCAAGAAGTCTACTATTTAGCTCCTTATTAATAACTTCTCTAATAGATAACAAATCATTATTACTCAAAGAGGAATAAATAATTTCATTATTATCTACTATTCCTAACTTTTCATTAGGATTAATAGAATCGAGAAGCATTAATTCAGCTAATCTTTCAATTGTTAAGTTTGGCTCTCTCAACAATGCATTTACTCTGACATATCTCATAGCAATAAAGATTAAATTAATACTGTAAATAAGTGTGGGTTTTGAGTTGAGGGTAAAAAAACAAATAAAGCAAAAGAGACCTATAAGGTCTCTTCTGCTTCTTTGTAGAGCACAATGGTCTTCGCCACGTATTCTCCCTTTGCTCCCTGTTTAACTTGGGTATTTATCCCCAATGAAGCAACTCCTCTATTTGCCTTAATGGCATCTAGAGTATCTCTGTGTATCAACACAGCTACTCGCTCTGAGTTATCCCAGTGCTTTAACCAACTTGTGCTCTCTCCAGCAGCTGTTTTAACTGTGTTCAAACTAAGTGTAGAGATTCCTAATCCTGCTTTAACTTCTGCAATTGTTGCCATATCTAAAAGGTTTTATGATTAATACTCTACATAAGTGAGGGTTTTGAGACAAGCTACACTTAACTAAAAACAACTCAATAACTAAACCAACTCAACTATCTATAACAAATAAAAAAAAAGAAGAAGAGCTATTGCTCTTCTTCATCTGCTGTAGCTAAGATATCTATGAAGATATCAGTATAGCTATCGTTAATCATGTCTTGCATATCAAGTAAGATTAAAGGTTAATACTCTCACTGAGTGTGGGTTTTGTTCAAGGCTTATGGTTAGAAATAAAGGAAGAGATTGCTCTCTTCCTGTATTTCCTCAATCTTTAAGGAGTTACGCCTTACGCATTGATTACGCATCTATATAGTTGTAGGCATGCTAAGGAGACTATAGTGTCTCCTCAGCAGGATTATACATCACAATGGTATGTGCATTGTATTCGCCTTTGCTGCCTTGTTTAGTGGCAGTCTTGATGCCCAATGATGAGCAAGCCATGTTGGCCTTCAGCTTGGCTAACGTATCTTTATGGATGAGTACTGCTACACGATTAGTGTTGTCCCAGTGTTTCATCCATGATGTTTTCTCACCAGTAGCAGTAGCTACAGTGTTCAAAGATAAAGATTCGTAACCAAGTTGAGTTTTGATTTCAGATAAAGTCATGACGTTATGAATTAAAGTTAATACTCTGAATAAGTGTGGGTTTTGATATAGTATTTTACCCGCGAAGAATTACAAGTTTAGTTTTCCCCTAGGGGGGACTTGTAATCCTCTACCTTAGTGGGGGTCTTGTCTCAGGACACATTCACACTTTCATAATTTACAACCTGAAAATTTTATAAAAAATTCAGGGTATAACCATAAAATTTTATAAAAATTACACACCATGTTTAAATATTATTCTTAACTTTGCTAAATATTAATCTTAAATATCTATGGAATTAACCCAACATCTTATTGAAGTACTTAGACTTAAAAGTGCCCCTGACTTAAAGGCTTCATTGCCTATGTACCCTGTAGTTAGAAGAGAAGAAGCAGGTAAAGAGATTGCATTTAGCAGTTTAGTTAGAAAGAGATATGATGGAAAGTATTACTTAATTCCTTTTAGAGTTACAGAAAAGACTGAGGCTAAGGCTATACATGCACTTCATGCTTATGTGTATAAGTATCTTATGTTAGGTGAGCAAAATATGATGGATGTGGTAGATGATAATCAAGAAAATGAGTGTAACAGATTAGAAAAAAATCTTATTAAATAGTATTGTTATGGATAGTAATAAAGGTTATAATCAAAGTGTAAGTATTTATCCTGAAATTTATGGAACAGATACTGCAGAATTTTCTTATATCTCTGGAAGTAGACTAAGAGAGATGTTTGTGACTAGAAAAAAGCTAGATTATCTTAGAATTAATGGGTATGATGCTTTTTTATTGGATCCTTTATTGGAAACTTCTGAAATGGCTGCCTATGCTGCTGAAGCTTTAGAAAGATATCCTTATGAAGGGGATTATAATGTAAGATTTCTGAATCCTGATGGCTCTCGTGTAGATTTTGTAGGGGATGAAGTGACTTTTGAAGGTGAATTACCTCCTTCATCTTGTACTAGACCCACTCCTATAGAGAGTTGTAAGCTATATTCTGAGATAGGATATGGTAGTCCTATTAATTTTACAGGTAGTTTAGAAGAAGCTTGTGAAGCACTAAATTCTGGGCAACCTCCTTATACACCTAGTGTAATAGGAATGCAAACTGTTGCTTTTGTTGTAGGTAATGAAGCTTACAGTATACCAGGAACAGACTGTTCTACAGTACCTGATGGTTGGTATCTATGTAATTACATTGTAGGTTATTTTGTTATACAGATTTTAGGAGGTAAAATAAATGATATACCTGAATGCCCAAGTTCAATTTATGAATAAGTTCAGAAAAAGTGAACATTAACTAAATATTTATGAAAATAATTCAAAAAGGAATTGTTGGGTTAAAAGATGCCCAATATTACATCTACCATTTAAGCATTATTAACCCTTTTTTACCCATAGAATTGACTCCAAAAGAAAGAGAAGTTCTTGGTACATTTATGTCATTTAAGGGAGAACTTGCTGAGAAAGACAGGTTTGGTACTACTTTCAGAAAGGAAGTAAAGACAATGCTATCCATGTCAGATGGTGGCTTATCTAATCATCTTTCTTCCCTTAGAGGTAAAGGTGCAATTAGAGAAGTGTTGGGAGTAATTGAAATAGCTCCTATACTACTCCCCGAAGAGAAACAACAGAACTACCAATTTAAAATAGTACAGGAATAATGAAACTGTTGCATCCTGATCTTATACATGAGTATTATGAGTATGTCAAACAGACTTACCCTCATCTTACTTTAGAACAAGTAAATCAGATATGTTCTGCTCCTTTTATAGAAGCAAGGAAAGGAATTGAATCAGGAGAGTTTCCAACTACTAGGTTAAAGTTTTTTGGTACTTTTGTTGTATACCCTAAGAGGGCAGAGTATTATTTGAAGGTTTATGAAAAGATGTTTAAAGAACATAGGATTACTCCTGTAAATTACTTCAAGAAGAAAGATCAATTTGAGAAATTTTTAAAAAGAAAAGAAGATGAAAGCAAAAATCAACTTAAGTAACATTAAAGCATACATACAAGGAAATCTTAGAGAGAAACTTTTCTACAGTAAGTACTTTAATTGGTTACTACCTTTACATATATTTGAGCAGATTAACTATAGGTTATTTGTAATGAATAAAGAATGTTACTCTAATGGAGAGTGTCTTGAATGTGGATGTACTACTCCAGCATTACAGATGGCTGATAAGACTTGCGGAGGTAAGTGCTATCCTATTATGATGGATGAGACTGACTGGCTTATCTACAAAAGAGAATATAACATTGAGTTTAGATATTGGAATTCATCTAAACCAAGAGAGTTTGAACTAAGAATAACCCATAAAATTATCTAATATGTCACACTGGAAAAATCCTGTAATAAACTTAGGACTTATTAAAGCAGGCAGTCCTGTAAAACTTACTTTTAATGCTCTTCCTAATATACCTAAGATTAAAGAAGTAAAGGCTTATTGTGGTTGCACTGCAAGTAAATACGATGAAAAAAAGAAAGAGTTAAATGTTACTTATAGTAATGCAGCTATGCCTAATCAAGTAGCAGGAGTACAATCTATAAATAAAAGGATTGACGTTAAATATGAAGATGGTACAACAGATGTACTAACAATCAAAGGAACAAGAAGTAAATGATAATCTTTGAGCCAATAAATAGGGTTGATGTAACTACTCCTAAAGGAGATGGAATTGTGTGGCTTGTTACTGACTATGGTCATGAAACAGATACTCTTTATACAGTTATTATTAATCAAACTGGAGAACTTTGGCAGTATACACACAAAGACATTATCGTTAAACCTAACATAACATTTAAAAGAAATGGCAAATAAACTAAGTATAGAAGATTACTTAAGGTTAGCAAAAGCTAATCCGACAGTAGAGAAAGAGTTTGAATATTTTAAGGAATACATCTTTAATAGAACTTTAGTATGGGAAGGAGTTCCTAACCCTAAAGCAGGAGGAAACTTACATAATGTAGCAGGAGATTCAGGAGGGTATACACTATGGGGAATTGCTTACAATCACAACAAAGAATTATTTAAAAGTTTTGATGATTTTAAAGACACAAGTTATGAAGAAGCTGCAGCTTTGGCTTACACGAAATACTACAGAGCTATTAATGCTTTTATATTACCTCTTGAATCTAGGCTTATGTATTTTGATATTGCTTATAACATGGGCAATCTTAGAGCAATTAAGATAATGCAAGGATGTGCTAAAGTCCCTGCTGATGGAATCATTGGTCCTGCTACTAGGGAGAAAATGCAGTTTGTAACTGAAGAATGTCTTTATAAAGCAAGAAACACAACTTACAACCAACTTGTAAAAGCAAATATTAAGTTAGGTAAATTCTTAAAAGGGTGGTTAAATAGATCAACAGCAATCTTTAAAGTATAGTTATGAAAGGTATAGAACTTCCTATTTATTTTCACAATGATCTAACAGATCAGTTAGAAGATTTAGATTTAGATTTTCACATTACTCAGTGTGAGTTAAAGAAGATGTTCTTTTACCATATTGATGCAGTAAGTCCTAGAGAAGAAAAAGATGGATATGAATACTGCATTATACACATAGGAAAAGAAAACTTTTCTTGTGCTTTAGCTTATGAAGATTTAATAGATAGATTAAAAATTTTATAAAAAAATAAACCTATGAGTTTACTATTTACAGTGGAGAGCAAAGTAGTCTCTCCTACAACAGAAACTCTTCTTGTCCCAATTTTTAAAGAAATTTGGGACAGAGATGACTCTGCAGATAAAAGATATGCTATAGAGGACTTCTCTTACATTGAGTTTATGGCATCCATACAAAAGAGTAACCCTTATTCAGGTTACCCTGAAAATGAGAGACCCTACAAAATCATTAAAGATATTATTACAAGAGCTGATTGGGATCCTAATGATAAGTTACTTCTTCAAGGTATAAATAAGTTAAAAGAGTTTCAAGCAGAAGCTTCAGTAACTTATAACTACTATATGGCAGCTAAATCTGCAGCTGAAAAGATGCAACAGTTCTTTATTGGATTTAGTATGTCAGATGTTAATCTAAGAACAGGAGCTCCAATCTATAAGCCTAAAGACATTACTTCAGCTTTGAATGATACCTCAAGAGTACTTGAAAATTTAAATACACTTAGGGAAAAAGTTGATAATGAAGTATTTGAAGAAGTTAAGAAGAAAGGTCAGAAAGTAGTTAGTCCATTTGCTGACCCAAATAGTTTAAAATAAATGAATACCTTTACACTTTAATATTAATCTTAAAATTACAAGTTATGGCAAATTTAGCTAACATCTTAGGTGATGATGACATGATGGAAGAAACTACTTCTAAATCTGTTAAAGGAAAACGTGAAACTATTGCAGCATTGTTACTTAAAGCAAGAACTGATGTGCACTTAACTCACTTATTACAAAAGGATAAAACCTTGGCTACTCACAATGCAATGAGTATTTTCTATGAAGGGGTGCTAGACTTAGTAGATACTTATGTAGAAACTTCTATGGGTATTGATGATACTTTTAAACTTACTGAAGTAGATGAGTCTATGGCTATTGCTAATCCTTTAGCTTACTTTAAAAACTTGTACAATACTATTTCAGTAGAAAGAGAAGCTATTAAAGAATCTTTTTTACAGAATCAGATTGATACAATGCAAGAACTTATTGCTCACACATTGTATAGAATTAAAAATATTACTACATAATGGCTAAAAAAATGCTTAAAAGAAAAGACGGTTCTACTTCACAGAAAGGTCTTTGGGATAACATTAGAGAGAATGCAGGGTCTGGGAAGAAACCTACAGCTGCTATGTTAAAACAAGAAAAGAAAATTAAAGCTAAAGGTAAATAATATATGAGTCAATTAGGAGCAATCAGAAATCCTGATGGGATTTGGATAAACACAGAAGTGTTTAGAGAAGAAGCCAGGAAGTTTCAGAAGTATGGTACATACTGTCTAGATCCTTGGGGTTCTCCTGATTGGTTTTCCTATTGGCAAGAACAAAGAAATAGAATCATTAATGGTTACTCAGTAGGTGGAGTTAAAGTTACTGGGGACCATTATTTCTATTTAAACTTCTGTCCTATCCTTAAGGCTGAGGATATGAATGCCAAAAAATCAGCCAAGATTACAGACTTCCCTGACTTTTGGGATGGAGATTACAATTACTTTTGGGTTAGAGAAATAGCTTTTAATGGTATAGTTGATGGTTTAGGATTGCCTATTGAGCAATCTTCAAACCTTTCTGAACTGTACACAGGATTAAAGTTAGAAGTAAAAATCCAAGAAGAATACTTAGCAGGAGGGTACAATCTTATTGTAGGTAAATCTAGACGTAAAGGATATTCCTATAAGAATGCAGCTATTGCAGTTAAGAATTATTTGTGTTATCCTAGAACTTTGACAATCTTTGGTGCCTATGAAAAGAAGTTCCTTTACCCTAAAGGTATCTTTACAATGTCATCTAACTACCTCAACTTTATCAATGCCAATACAGCTTGGGTATACCCTAAAGATACTGTAGATAAGATGGATCACGTTAAAGCTTCTACTATTGAATATAGAAATGGAGTTAAGGTTGAGACAGGATTTATGTCTGAAATCATGGCACTTACCTTTAAAGATAATGCAGATGCTGCAAGGGGTAAGGATGCTAGAGATGTAATCTTTGAAGAGTCAGGAGCATTTGGTACACCTGGATTATTGAAAGATGCTTATGTAGCAACTCAGGACTGTGTAATGGCAGGGGCTATTAAAACAGGTATGATTACTATATTTGGTACATCAGGAGATATGGAAGGAGGTACTGCAGATTATTCTGAGATGCATTCTAACCCACTTAGGTTTGGTATGCTTCCTTTCCAAAACATTTGGGATGAAGATTCAGAAGATATGAAGTGTGGATTCTTCCATCCTATTACTTGGAATATGGAAGGTTACTATGATGCACATGGTAACTCAGATAGAGAAGGTGCTAAGACCCTAGAACTTGCTCAGAGAAAAGTATTATTAGATAATGGAGCCACTTCTGCAGATATCCAAAAGAGAATGCAAGAGAAACCTCTTGGGCCCTTTGAAGCCTTTGGTATGGTATCTACTAATAACTTTCCTGTACTTGAACTTAAGAGACAACTTGAAATAGTTAAAGCTAAAAATTTACACATGATTATGGGTACACCTGTTAAACTATTCTATGACTATGAGTCTAAGAAAGTTAAAGCAGAACCTATACTTGATGGTACAGCTAATGTAATCTATAGACAAAAACCCGATAACACTTCTCTAGAAGGATGCCCTGTCATTTATGAGTACCCTGCTGAGGTTCCAATGCGAGGTGCTTATAAGATAGGGTATGACCCTTATAGACAAGCACAAGGAAGTTCCTTAGCTGCTGTAATTGTATACAAATCAGTAATTACAGGAGAAAGAACTAAAAGAATAATTGTAGCAGAATATGTAGGTAGACCTGGAGAAGCAGATGATGTAAACTACATTTGTAGATTATTTGCTGAACTTTACAATACTACTATTATGCATGAAAATGAAGTAACCCATGTAAAGGATTATTTCAGAAGAAGAAAACAATTACACTACCTAGCTTATCAACCTGATGAGGTTATTAAGAAAAATGTGAAGAATTCTAAAGTGAACAGACTTTATGGATGTCACATGATAGAGCAACTTAAAGATGCAGGTGAAAAGTATATCAAGTCTTGGTTATTAGAGACCCTTGATTATGATGATGAGGGTATGCCTATTAGGGCTTTAGATCAAATATACTCCATAGGTATACTTGAGGAACTTATAAGTTACAATAGAAAAGGTAACTTTGATAGGGTCATGGCACTTATGCAAGTTATGTTTCAAGACCAAGAAGATTTGCATGGAAAAGAATATCAACCTAAGTCTAAAGGTAATGACAAAGCTAAACAGCTATTAAGTATGATGGGGGATATGTATAAGAAAAATAATTCTAAAAACCTACAACAGTCATTGAATTAATTATTACTTTTGTAAATACTTATCTTTAGACAAAATGAATCAACCAGTTACACAACCAAAGTCCTATTCTACTGAGAGACTTAGTAGAAAAGAAAAGGAAGATAATAACTTTCTTTGGTATAGAGAAAAGATTGACATGTATGATACTAAAGCCAATTTCCTATCTATTGGATATGGAGGGGTGAATGAGTATAAAAGAATGAGAGTTAATTATGACCTCTTCAATAACATTGTTGACTTATCTGACTTTGCTTATGTAGCTACACCTTATGGTTCAGAGATGGGAGAACTTCCTGCTCAAATGGTTAATAGAGATATTTGTTCTTATAGAATTAAAGCTCTTATTGGAATGGAAATGAAAAGACCTTTTGGTTATAGAATCATTGCCACTAATAAAGAAGCATCAAATAGAAAAGTAGAAGAAGAAACTAATAGAATTAGAGACTTTGTAGTTCAATCTATAATGGCTCCTATTAGACAGCAAAAAGAAGTTGAGTATCAAGCTCAGATGAAAGGAAGACAACTTACTGAACAAGAGATGCAGCAAATGCAGTCTCAAATGGAATCTGAAATAGAGCAAATGACTCCTGATAAAGTTAGAGCTTATATGAAAAGAGATCATAGAGACCCTGCTGAAGTTCAAGGACAACAACTACTAAATTACCTTATTAAAAAACTTGACGCTAAAAAGAAATTTAATAATGGTTGGAAACATGGATTAATCTCTGCTTATGAAGTCTATTGGTTAGGAATTATTAATGGAGAACCTGCAATGAAAGTTGTAAATCCTGTTAGATTTTCTTGTGATAAAGCTTCTGATCTTGACTACATTGAGCAAGGAGAATGGGCTGCTGCTGAATATAGAATGCACCCTTCACAAATTGTACAGACCTTTGATTTAGATGATAAAGAAATAGATACTCTTTGGAGAAACTATAATCATCACATCACTCAGAGAGTACACGATAATCTTTTTAATTTTGATGAGTATCTTACTTATGAAGACAAAAATGCAATCAGAGTTTTGCATTGTGTATTCAAAGGTCTTAGAAAGATAGGATGGTTAGACTACTTAGATGAAGATGGAGTTCTTCAAACTAAGTTTATGGTAGATGAGTCCTACAAGCTTAATAAAGCTATGGGAGACATTCAGATTACTTGGGAATGGATTCCTGAAGTATATGAAGGATATAAGATTGGAATGCATATCTACAAGGAGATGAGACCTGTCCCAGGACAGTTCAAAGATCCAGATAATATTTACAAATGTCATTTACCTTATTATGGGGCTATTTATGACAATGTAAACTCACAACCTACCTCTGTAATGGATAGAATGAAAGTTTATCAGTATTACTATAATATAGTAATGTACAGACTAGAGTTACTTCTTGCCTCAGATAAAGGTAAAAAGATTTTAATGAACATTAATGCTATTCCTACAGATTCTGGAATAGACCTTAAAAAATGGCAATACTTCTTTGAAAGTACTCCTTTTATGTGGTACAACCCTGATGAAGAAGGAATGAATCAAAGTGATGTAAATACTATTGCTAAAACTTTAGATCTTTCATTAGCTTCTGATATTCAAAAATACATTCAACTTGCAGATTATTTAGAACAAAAATGTGGTAAAGCAGTAGGTATTACAGATCCTGTATTAGGACAAACCTCTGTATCTGAAAGAGTAACTAATAACCAACAAAACTTAGTACAGACTTCACACATGCTAGAACCTTACTTTGATTTGCATAATTGCATTAAAAAGAATGTATTGCAAGGATTAGTAGATTTAGCTAAAGTTGCTTATGCTGATTCAGATAAAAAACAGATATCATATATTTTAGATGATATGTCTCAAGAGATGTTACAAATGGATGTAAATCTTCTTGATGAAAGCACTTTAGGTTTGTTTATGGAAGATTCTTCTATGTCAGAAGAAATTAAACAGACTATTCAACAACTTGCTCATGCTGCAATGCAGAATCAAAAAATTGAGTTGTCTGATGTACTTAAAGTTATCAAACAAGATAGTATACAAGAAGCTGAAGAAGCTTTATTAGTATCCGAAGAACTTAGAGCTAATAGAGAGCAAGCTGCAGCACAAGCACAAGAAAAAGCTAAAGCTGAACTTGCTGCTAAACAACAAGAGCATGAAAAAGAGCAATGGCAACATGAAGCAGATATGATTGTTCTTAAAGAGACAGAAAATAGAAAAACTCAAATCCAAAAACAAACTATTATGTCTATGGGATTTGATATGAATAAAGATCAAGATAATGATGGTGTACCTGATATTTTAGAAGTTGCTAAACATGGAGTAGATGCTGAAATTAAAAGAGCTACTTTAGCAAAAGAAAATAGACAGTTAGATTTTCAAATATCAGATGCTAGAGAAAAGAATAAACTTAAAGCAAAAGAAATAGCACAAAAAGGAGCTAGTTCTAATTAAAGGCTATTACATTTTAAATGAGAAGACTTCATTTTAGAAATGTAATTTATTAAATAATTAAACTTAAATTTGTCACAATTATGAGTGGAACAGAGAAAACCATTGATCAGTTTGGAGGTTGGGAAGATGCATCTCAACAACATGATTTCTTCGGAGAAACTAATTTAGTAGAAGATGTAATCACATCAGTTGAAAAGAATGATGTAGAAGACACTGCAAAAAAGAAAGAAGAAGAAGAAAAAACTCTAGAAGAAGAAAAGATTCTAGAAGACCAATTCAAAGACTTTACAAGTCCTGTAAGTAAAAAAGATGAAGAGGAAGATGATAATGCAGGAGCACCTGCTTCTACAGGTACATCTAATATTTCTTCAAAAACTACTTTAGAATTTTTAAAAGAAAAAGGATTAGTAGATTTTGAATTAGAAGAAGGTCAAGAACTTACTGAAGAAGATGCTGAGCATCTATTAGAAGATTCTTGGGAACAATCTTTAGAAAAAGAAGTTGAAGCTACTATTAAAGATTTACCTGATGAACTAAAGCAACTTATTAAGTTTGCCTCTAAAGGTGGAGATGTAGGAGAATTGTTAGGTAAAATGATTCAGACTGCTACTTCAGGAATCAATAAGAATAGTGATATTGATAATGAAGATGTGCAAGTTCTTGCAGTAACCATGGAATTAAGAAGCCAAGGTCATGACCAAGAATACATTGATGCTCAAATTGAATTCTTAAAAGAGAAAGATAAACTTGAAGGAATTGCTAAAAAATCTTTTGATAGAATTGTAGCAGCACAAGAAGAAGAAACAGCAGGTCAAGTTGAAAGACAAAAACAAGCTGTAGAATATAGAAAGAAACAGGCTAGAGAGTATAAAACTAATATTACTAGTCATATCAATAGTTTAGATGAGACAGGAGGATTACCTCTATCTAAACAAGATAAAACAGTTCTTCCTACTTATATTTCAGAGCCAACTGTAGAATTACAAGATGGCAGAGTAGTAAGTGAGATGCAGGCAGATTTATTTAAAGTGATGGCAGATAAAGACAAAATTGTTTTACTTGCTAAACTTTTAAAGTCAGATTTTGATTTCAGTTCTATTGAGAGAAAGAAACAATCTCAAGCAGCAAGAGGAATTAAAGATGAACTCCAAAGAGTAGATAAGACACAAAGGTTGTCTAACTCAGGTGGGGAAACTAAATCAAGTAAAAAGGCAGTTTGGGACTACCTAGACTAAATTAAAACTATATATTATTAACTCTAAATTAAATGCAAAATGGCTACATTAGGAAGTAGACTTCTCGTGAAAGAGATGGAATGGAATGCAAACATGACTGAGCAGTCTCACTTAGGTGCTGCTTTGATTGCAAAACCACACCGTATCTTAGGAGAAATGGACAAACTTTTCTCAGCTCAGAATTATTATTCTGACAATCCAATGTCTTCATTGTTGATGGGTAACTCTAAGACAGAAGAAACTATTGGTAATACAGAATGGGAGTGGGAATTAAAAGGTGCAAACACTAGACCTCTAGTTGTTGTAGAGAATGTTGAATCTGAAGGAAACTTGACTCCAGGTAAATTCAAAAAAACATTCAAAATTAAACTTGATGAAAATTGGTATTTACCAGGGGATGTTATCATGCCAGGTACCTCTAACAAAAAGTATCAAGTTCGTATCCAAAACCAAGGTGTAAAACATGGTGATGGAACTGTTTATACTGTTAGAATGAATTCAGATGATCCACAAGCATTTATGCCTGTTAAATATTTGAAACCAGGACAACAATGGGGTAAATTGTTCTCTCAATATGAAGAAGCTGCTGAACAATCAGGTTCTACTGTATTTAGCTTACCTATTGCTTTCCGTAATAGAATGTCTAAATATCGTAAAGAATATCGTATTACTGACTATGCTTCAACTGAAGTATTGGCTGTAGCTATTCCTGATTCTAAAGGTGCTTATCATAATTCATGGATGCGTTATGCTGAAGTTGAATATTGGCAACAATGGTACAGAGAAGTAGAACGTGGATATTGGTATTCAAGATCTGCAGATACTGTATTAGGTGCTAATGGTAGACCAGTAAGAATGGGTCCTGGAATCCAAGAGCAATTGGAAGATTCTCACCAACACCGTTATTCTCACTTAACTGCTAAGTTAATTGAAGAGTACTTGCAAGATATTTTCTATTCTCGTGTTAAACCAGGTCAAGGCCGTCAAGTTAAAGGTTTTACAGGTGAGTATGGTATGTTGCAATTCCACAGAGCAATACAAGATTGGCAAAACAAATCAGGTTTCATTAAAAATATTGAGGTATACACTAACAAAGTGACTAACTCAGTACACACTAATGCACTTGAGGCAGGTTACCAATTCGTGAAATATAACATGGCAAATGGTGCTAGCTTAGAGCTTATCCATAACCCATTGTATGATGATAGAGAGATTAACTTTGAAATTGATGAAGTAACTGGATTCCCTATTGAGTCTCAGCGTATTACTTTCTTAGATTTCTCTGGAGAGTCTAAAAACTCTAACATCAAGATTATGAACAAGAAAGATGGTTTTGCCTTTACTTATGTTGAAGGTATGTATGGTCCTTATGGTCCTAAAAATGGTGGTTCTTCTGCACACTCTGGTTCTTACTATGAAATGCATGTTGAAAAATCATGTGGTATCCATATCCATGACATCACTAAATGTGGTGAGTTAATCTTGTCTCGTAACTAAGATGAAGATTAGTACTTCAACTTCATGTAAACCTAAGACAGGTGGAATGAAGCCGAAACCAAGAAAATAATATTGTATTATCTATCAACAAGCTCCTGTAACAGGGAGCTTTTGGTGGTAAAGGGAAAAAGGTTTTCCTTAAACAAGTTCATTAATTTAAAGAGAAAAAAATTATGGCATCAGTAAAAGTTGAAGTCAGACCTATTGAGTCAAAAAGATGGCACAATAAAACAGGTCAAGAGTCTTTCACAAGACCTAAAAAAATTCAAGCCTTAGTAGATGGTAATACAATGAAGTATGCTACAGGATTAAGTGCTGAAGACATTAAAGAATTAGCCAAAAGAAATGTTAGTTATGATTTATCAGATAACTACAATTCAGATAACCCTCACCCATTTTGGGATTCAGGAATGGCAGTTATCAAATTAGAGAATAACACAATGTTCTTTGACATGGCAAATGCTCTAGACTTTATTAAAGTAAGAGTTATGAAAGCCAGTAAGTATGTTGCCAATTCAATGGCAGAGTATGATCAAGGTGCTTGGCCTGAAGCTACTCATGTTATTTTTGATGAGGCAGAACAAGCTCAAGTATTAGCAAGTAAAGTAGAGCAAAAGAATACTGCTATTATTGAAGCTTCTAAATTAAGCCTAGACAGAAAGATACAACTTATCTTAGTATTAGGTGGTAAGAATATGAAGAACCAATCACAGGATTTTGTTGCTGTGGAGTTAGATAAGATTATTACAAAAGACCCAGGAGAGTTCTTAAGACACCTGAATATGGATAAGAAAACAACTGCATCACATGCTCTTGTTTTAGAAGCCTTACAGAAATCTGTTTTAAGAAAAGAAGGACAAAGAATTTTCCACATGGATTCTCCTTTAGGTATTGATGAAATTGAGGTTGCTGAGTACCTTTCTAAAGAAGAAAATCAGGATATAAAAATGTTGATATTGTCTAAGATTAATAACTAAGAGCTATGACCACTAGGGAAATGCACTATGACTTTAAGAAGAAGTTCAATAAAGTAGATAGCCAAAAGAACAAGAACTTTTTAGTTCCTGAGATTGATTGGTTCCTCAATGAGGCTGCTGAACTTTTTGTTAAAAGAGTGTCACAACCTAAAGTAGAGAATGGTCTTGGTTTTGAGTCTAGTCAGAGAATAATTGATGATATTAAATCTATTGTTACAGAAGGAACTTGGTTACCTGTTAGTAATAGTTTAATTACCTTACCTGCAGACTACTTATATTTTGTAAGATGTAGAGTAAGACTATCAAAAAATAATTGCAAATCACAAGAAGCTGTGCTCTACATTAGAGAGCACAGAGACTTGTTTGAAGAAAGTACATTTTATAATGCCAGCTTTGAATGGAGAGAAGTCAACGGAGTTTATAACTCTCAAGGTATTCAATCCTTTACAGATGGTACATTTACAATAGATGAAGCTAAACTGACATATATTAGAAAATGGCCCTATTTTCATAATGCACAAGATTTTGGAACAGGAAGTTATGTTCACCCTTCTGGGATAACTTTAACAGGTACTGTTCAATGTGATCTTCCTGCACATGTACATAGGGAAATTGTTGATATAGCAGTGATGCTTGCAGCAAGTGAAGTGCAAACTTCAGACTTACAAGTTAAAGCTAGTAAGTTAGGTTTTAATCAGATTGTTTAATTAAATAACTAAAAGTCATGAGTAATCGTAACAATGATGTTTTTTCAGTACTCGTAGAGAGTAACTGTGATGGTAATTTCTTTGGAAATGGAAATGCTATTGAAGATTTGAATAATGGACAAATTGGTGCATTTGATGCAGCTACCAATGAATCTATAGACGCTTTTACTAATCCTATGCCAAATGAAATTTTCTTTGCACAGGCTTATCAAAAAGACAATGGAAGTACTGACTTCAGATTTTCTGCAGGTCAAGTAATTCAAAGAAAAGGTGTAGTAGGATTTACAGAAGTAGATTGTACTTCAGGTGAACCTATGGAAGTTACTGTAGGTAACTTTAGAGCAGAATGTGATACTGAGTATGGTATCCGTGTAGAATTCCGTAATGCAAAAATCAACAGAATCCAAGGTTATAACCAATTTAGCAAAGCTTACATGGTTAAAACTCCTTGCTGTGATGATTGTGCTGAAGGATGTGGTAGCTTAGATGCTAACGTATTAAGCCAATTAATGGTAGATGTAGTTAATGCAGATATTTCTGGATTAGTTCAAGCAGTATTTGTTGCAAGACAAGAAATTACTTCAGATGACCATGATACTGATAATGACTATGCTACTGGTGATGAAGTAACTCCAGAAGATGTTGCACAATTAATTGTGTTCAACTCTACTGCTGTAGCTGCTGACCAAGTATTTGCTGATTTTAAATTGATCAGTCAACCTTTGTCTATTGGTTCTTTCTGCCAAGTAAACTTACACTACTACAAATTATTAGAAACTACTTTGATTGTTTCTTTAATTGAAGGTTTTGGATGTTCAGGTGCAACCACTATTAACCAATACCCTACTTTTGCACAAGGTACAGGTATTAATATCCAACAAAAAGAGTATCATGCTTCAGGTTGGGCTGGTTCAGGACCATACAAATTGTCTCAAGTAACTGGTACTGCTTATGGCAATATCACTTTCTTAGCTGATAAGAACACTTCTTATAACCAAGTTATCTTGGAATATAACCAAAGTTCTGAATCAGGATGGCAAGAGTATAGCAATCCTTTGAGCACTGTATTTGCATTCCCATGTAAAGATGGAGACTGTACAGACACTCAAGATGAATTGGTAGATTTCTTACGAGCTTGGATTACTAATACTCCTTTAGAACAACCTCTAAGAGCATAGTATTAAAATAAGCTATTAAATAAAACATCTCTATTTACCAATAGAGATGTTTTTATTTTTTTGTATATTTGAACCTTATAAACTTTCTTCTCATGGCATTATCATATACATATACTGAATACAAGGATGTACATACTCTTAAGAATGAAGAGAGTATTGTAATGGAATACCAAATAGTTAAGAATTTGTGTGATGCTGATAATGTAATTTCTACAGGTACTATACAACCTGGAAGTACAGTTACTATTAATTTTGCTACAGATGGTAACTACACTATAGATTTATCTACTGCACTTAGTACAGACTCATTTACAGTAGAAACTTTTCAAAACTTACTTACTTCTTTTATTGCAGATGCAGAGAAATTATTGTGTGGCTGTGCTAAATGTGATGAGTGTGCAGAGTGTAATGAATGTCAAGATTACCTTGGAGCTTATATGAAATCTTTTGCTATAAACTCTATAAGTTATCCTACTTATCAGACTTATGTTAATCTAATAACTCAAAGTAGTGTATGTGATTTTACTGATGAAGTAATCTGCACTATTATTAATGAAAAAGTATTTGGTTCTGCTTCTGTTAAAGAACCTATGTTAAAAATACTAAGTTATTACTATGCATCTTTTTATTATAAAGATTATGCTATGGCTGAAGATACTGAAGAAGCATCTTACATTGCTACCAAATATAAGTTTAGTAAAATTTCAAAATGTATTAAAAAATTAGGTGTGAGTGTTACAGATATTATTGATCAACTTGAAGCAGGAAGTATAGTTTACTACTGGCAATTAGATAATATTCTAGATGATATTAATGATATCATTCCTTTACTTAATCCTGCTTTTATTGCAACTAAACCAAACTTACCTTTTTCTACTTTTGAACAAGGACACATTGTAAATTACACTGAGATAGGTAGAATTTGCTTTGCTATTGCTCCAACTCAAGTTCAGAACTTCACTGTTACAGATAGTTTGAATAATGATATTACTGATCAATTTGATGTGTATTATGATAACACTATGAGTTTAGCATTATTTGTATCTAAAATAGCTTACAGTTTTAGTAATATTTATTTTAAATTTAAAAAACTAGTATAATGAATCCAGTAAATAATATACCTACAGGTTTAATAGTACCAGCTCAAGTACCTCTTGATGCTAAACTATTTTCACCAGATGAAGCAACTTTAGGAAACCTAGGTACTTCTAGTAATTTAGCTTATACTTACCATGATAGTATGGAAGTATTTTGTATAGATGAAAAGACAAAATGGATTTGGAGAGAAGTACAATTAGGTGAAGAAAACACTGGATTAGTTGCATCAGACTTTACATATCCTAATGGTTTAATTGTATTTGGAATTGATTACTCAAATAAAGTATACAATTTCTTTCCTGTTTTACCTCCTCCTGTATATGATGAATTAAATGATCTTACAGATGTAACTATTGGTACACTTGCAGATAATGATTTATTAGCATATAATCTATCTACTTCTCAGTGGGAAAATCAAACTTATGCTGCATTAGGAATACAACCTACTTTAATTGAACCTGTAACAGGGCATGGAACTACAAATGTAGTTCCTAAGTATTCAAGTACTCCTGGAGAATTAATAGATAGTAATATTACAGATACAGGATCTTTAGTTACTGTAGCAAGTCCTACTAACATAGTAGGAGCTACGGGTATCACAGGACCAACTACAATAGTTGGTGTTACTAATGTAACAGGAGCTACTACAATTAAATCTACTATTCCTATTGTGCCTCCAACTGCTCATAATACTCCTTTAGTTGTAATATCTGATTCTGCAAGTAGTAGTAATCCACTTGAAATTAGACCTACTCAGGGAGATACTAGAAATACCTTTATTGGAAAAAGTGCTGGGTTAAATGCAACAACAGCTCAAAACAATACAATCTTAGGCTGTCTTACTGGTGGAACTCTTACAACAGGTTCTGAAAATACTTTTATTGGTTATATTGCTGGAGGTTCTACTGCTACTGCAAAATGGAATACAGTAGTCGGTTCTGCTGCTGCTAAATTTAACACTACTGGCGAGGCTAATACTTTTGTAGGAGCTAGTGCTGGTGGAGGAAATACTACTGGAAAACATAATGTTGCTATAGGTTATAATTGTGCAAATAGTAATGTAATTGGAAATTACAATACTTCTGTAGGATATGGTGCTACTCCCAATCTAGGAGATGCTCTTGCAGTTGCAAATTACAATACTTCTTTAGGATACGTGGCAGGAGCAAGTTTTAAAGAAGGAAGTGAAAATTTATTTTTAGGTCAAAATGCAGGTTCTACTCAAAATAATAATACTGATCAAATAACACAAGCAAATCAAAGTATTTTTATTGGAGCAAGATCAAAAGGAGGAACTGCTGATAATCAAACTAATCAAATTGTAATTGGTTGTGATGCAAGAGGACTTGGTTCTAATACTACTGTAATAGGTACAACTGCAACTACAGTTACTGGAATCTTTGGTGACTTAAGACTTATGGATGGTATGGGAACTGCTCCTCTTACATCTAGTTCTCCAGGAACAGTAGGAACAATAATAGTTGATGCATCCTATATTTATGTGTGTGTTGCAGCAAATACTTGGAGAAGAGTTGCTATTGCAACTTGGTAAAATAACATTGACATTGTAAATACATATAACCATGGCAGGAATAGAAGAAAGAATATCAAAATTAGAAAAAATACTTAACAGAGCTCTTTGTTGTGATAATAGTGTTTTTACAGGTCCTCAAGGAAATCCAGGAGAAGATGGTATAGATGGTGTCCAAGGTCCTCAAGGCCCACAAGGTGTGCCAGGTCCTGTAGGACCCACTGGTTTAAATTGGCAAGGTACTTTTGTTCCTTGTGTAGTTTACAGTGAAAATGATGCTGTAAGTTTTGATGGTTCTTCTTACTTTGTTACTTGTGAAACTACTGACGGATCAGAATGTGAAACACCTTATGATAATACTTCTTGTTGGGGATTACTTGCAAATCAAGGAGCTGTTGGTCCTATGGGACCTCAAGGGGTACAAGGTCTTACAGGGGCTACTGGAGCAAAAGGTTTAACTTGGAGAGGTACTTGGGTTTCTAGTATATCTTATCTTATTGATGATGCAGTCTCTTTTAATGGGACTTCTTATATCTGTATTTCTAATAGTACTTTAATAACTAATCCTGCTATAACACCATTAAAATGGTCAGTATTAGCTGCTAAAGGATCCACAGGTGCAACAGGATCTACAGGTGCTCCTGGAATACAAGGAATACAAGGTTTACAAGGTATCCAAGGAATTCAGGGTATACAAGGTTTACAAGGAGTTCCTGGTCCTGCTGCTGATTCTGGTAGTTTTGGATTTACAATTTCATCTATTAGTTTTCCTTACACAGTACTTCCTTATACAGTAAACTATGTAACAAATAATTTTGGTCCAAGTTTAAGAAGAGTTACTTTAGATGTAAGTAGTCCTATTGGTACAAGAATATCTGTTTCAAATGCAGGAGCATATAACTTTGCTGTTACTGGTAATGTTTTAGGTGGACAAATTTATTATAATGGAGCTGATGGAAGTTCTTTAACAGAAGTTGTCATACTTCCAAGTCAAGAATATGTTTTTACAAATGTAGATCAAACTGGTAGTTGGTTATGTGAATATGTAAGTTCTAAATTAGAATACGGATCTTTTGTAGCAAGAGTTACTACTGGACTTACATCAACAGTTCAAGTAATAAAAAATACATTAAATACTACTGTATCTTTAACTACTGATGGTACTGATTTAAAAATATTATTAGGTGACTCTATAATGACTAATACAAATACATATATTTCTGCATCTAATTATCTAGCTGGACCAGCATTTTATATGTTTTATCCTGAAAGAACAGCTGCTAATACTATGTATTTAAGAGGTCGTAATCTTGCTGGTCTTCAAGCACTTGGATTTGGTGGAGAAGTCTATGTTGAATTAAGAGTTTATAATTAGTAAATAAATAATCTTATGGCACTACTAGAAATAGATAGAATAAAAAAAGACATTCAATGGCTTTACTATAATGTAAGATGTCTACTTAATAAGTCTGCTCTAGAAGTACCATTAACTGCTACAGAATGGTCTAGTAATCATAGTCTAAGTACATACAATCAATATAAGATAGGAGACTTAGTTTGGTATCAAGGAAATGTATTTGAGTGTATTGCTAATAATGATGGATTACCAGTAAGTAATGTTCTTTATTGGAAACCTCTTGGTGCAGGTCATTTACTACAAGAAGAACCAACTGATTGGAATGCAACTTCAGGTAGAGCTGTATTAAGAAATAAACCTTATTCAACTTCTGCATTTCTTAATGAAGGAGAAGATGGTAGTAGTCCTTATGCAACTCTAAATGATTTACCTTTAGATCAAGATTTAGAATCTGTTTTAACTGCAGGAGATACTGCAGAAGATAAAGAAGTTAATGTAGAGTCAATAGGATTATATGATAATTTTCAACCTCTTTCAATTACTCCTGGATTTGCAAGAATCTTTGCAAATAACTTTAAATTTTGGTTTAGAGATAAAACAGGAGTAGACATAGCTAATATAGGTTATGGAGTAATTAGATTCTTCAAAGGTATTTATACTTATAATATCTCTACTGCTAGTCTTACAGGAAATAGGACTGCTACTTTTCAAGATGCTTCAGGAGTAGTTGCTTATCTTTCTGATATTCCTTTTGTTTCTAGTACTCAAAACTATGGTTTATATTGTCAAACTGCAGAGTCTGCTTATATTACAGGACTTACAGAAGGAAGTCTAATTGGTACAGGAGTAGGTACTTTAACTGTACCTCCTAATTCTTTTCAGGTAGGAGACAGTTTTCATTTAAAAGTTTCAGGTAAAATTAGCAATGCAAATAATGCTCAATTAGTTATACAGTTAAAATCTGATGGAGTTATAATAGGTACAACAGATACTATAATCTTACCTACTACTACAGATAAAAACTGGGAATTAACAGCAGATTTTACTGTTAGAAATCTTGGTATAGCAGGAGTAGCTCATTTACAAACTAATGGCAAATTCATTTATAATAAAAACTCTAGTAATGCTTTTGAAGGACAAGCTTTTGACTACAATGAGTCTATAAATTTTGATACGACTATTACTAATACATTGAGTGTTACAGCTACTTGGTTAACTAATAATGTAGCTAATAGCATACACTCACATCAGTTAATTTTAAACAAGATATACTAATGGCAGTTAAAGCAAACTCAACAACATTTACTCCAAGACCTAAAGTAAGTAGACCTGGAGTACACGCAAAAAGTAAGACATCTTCTATGAAGAACTCTAAAAGTTATAAGAAAGCTTACAGAGGTCAAGGGAAGTAATTTATTTAAATCTTAGGATTATGAATCAGCTTTTATATATACACCTTTTATTAAAATATTGCACCATGGAATGGCTATCTCTTTATTCTAAGTACTTTATTAAACTAGGAATTAGTTTAAAAACAATGACCTCAAGTCCTGTAACTGCTGTAGCAGGAGGAACTGTTGTAACATTATCTATTTTTTCTTCAGTACAGAAGGCTATATTGCTTCTGTTTTTATTTTTTATACTTGACTTCATTACAGGAATTTTAGCTTCTTGGAGAGAAAAGAAACAGGCAGAAAAAGAAAATCCAAAACTAAAAGAAACATCATTAATATCTTCTGACAAACTAAAGTTATCTGCTATAAAAGCTTTTACTTATGCTAGTGCTATCTTAAGTATTTATGGTATAGAGAAAGTATTTTTTATTAAGACTTTTAAGATAGATACTATTAGTGATGAAGACATGACTATCACATTAATCTTTGTAGGTTTTTGTTGTGCTATAGAGTTTTACTCTATTGTATTTGAAAACTTTAAAAGAATGGGGTATGATATAGTAAAGAAATTTACAAACACGGTAACAGGAGTTAAAAGACTAATTTCTAGACTTCAAAAAGACGTGTAATAAAAAATTCCATATATTTGTAGTATGGAATTATTGAATAGAATTAAACAGCCATTCAGTACTTTAAGTTTTGAAGAGAAAGAACATAAGTACTTTGTAGAAGAGGAACCAATAAAGATATCAGTATCAGGATTGATTTCTCAGTATTATGAAAAGTTTAATGCACATGAAGTAAGTGCAAAGGTATCTCAGAGAACAGGAGTGCCTCAAACTATGATACTTCAGGATTGGTTAGACATAAACAAAGAGTCTATTGAGAGAGGTCACAGAGTACACTCTTTTGGTGAACTTTATCAATTTGACAGAAGCCTCAAACCTTCTTGTCCTCAAGAAGAAGCTATTGTAAAGTTCTGGCAAGAAGTTCCAGAACACATCATTCCAGTAGCTGCAGAACTTAGGATGTACCACTTTAAAGAACTCTATGCAGGTACAGCAGACATCATCCTATTTGATACAAAAACACAAACCTATATAATAGCTGACTACAAGACAAATAAAGACTTGTATAAGAATTTTAAAGGTAAGACAATGACAGGTGTATTTAGTCACCTATTGGATTGTCCTTTAAATCATTATGTAATTCAGCTTTCTTATTACCAAATACTCTTAGAACAAGTAGGAGTACAAGTAGGAAGAAGAGTTATTATATGGCTTGGATTAGATGGAAATTATACACTTATAGATACTGAAGACGTAAGAAATTTATTAAAATAATATACTATGAAACTCATTGAACTAAAAAGATTTAAGAAAGCATTAGGTTCTGCCTTTAGTATTTTCTTTTCTAGTGATGCTAAGAAATTAGCTCAAAAACAAGGTATTGGAAAACAACTAGATTTAGTTTTAGTTACTCCAGGTACACAGACTGCTACTGTAACTCATCTTAGAAAACTTACAGGTTGGACTGTTAAACAAGCTACTGCTTTTTTTAAAGAAGGAGAGTATCCTAAAGTAGTCATTTATAATGTAAACCCTAAAGGAAGACTAAATCCAGATGAATCAAAAGAAAAGAAAGTAGTAGAAGAAAAAGCAATAGAAAAATATATGGATATAGAATTTTATATTTTAAATGTTGCTACAAAAGATAATGTAATTTTCAAAATCTACTAAGATGTTTGTAAGAGAAGTTATAGAAAGAATACAATCTCTTTACTCTAAAGGAGTATCTAGTGATGAGTCTAGGTTATCTGACAGACATGTCTATAACAAAGTCTTGTCAGTTAGAATGCAACTCCTTGCACAACAACTTAAAAAGAAACAAAGAATAAGTGATTGGAACTATTCAGTATTACCTTGTGTAGAACTAATCAAAGTACCTAATCATGAGTGTTCTTGTTTAGGAGATTTAGGTTGTGATATATACAGAACTAAACATCAGATACCTAGAGTAATGACAGATTCTAATAGACATTACATTGACTTTGTTATGTCTGTAGAAAGTGGAATGAGAATAGAAGAAACTTCAAGACAAGGTGTACTTTATTTAAAAGGTAATAAATACACAGGAGTTAAACCTAAGTATCTATTTGAGAATGGTTATTTATATTTTCCTATAAAGAAATCTCCAGGAGTAGTAAAGATTAAGTTACTTGCTGAGGATCCTTTAGTAGCAATGCACTTTCCTTCACTATGTGATGACTGTCAAAACTGTACAGACTGTGTAGCTGCTTATGACCATGAATTTGCTATTGATGGAGATTTAATTGAACCACTAATTGATATATGTGTACAAGAGATTATAGGTATCTTTGGACAAAGAAAAGAAGATACATCTAATGACTCTAGAGACATACAAAGACCTGAAGGTAGATAATGCAAAAAACAGATTTAAACATTAGGAGTTCTTTCAAAAGGTATTTCCAAGAAGTTGAAAAACCTGCAGAGACAAAAGAGTTTATTTCCATAGCCAATGGGTATATGGAATTTCTTATGAATAAGGTAGTTGAAGGAGAAGAGGTAACTCTTCCTGCAAGAATGGGAACCTTATTTATACAAGGGGTAAAAAAGAAACTAAGATTTAATAAAGATGGTGTTCCTATGTTGCCTCCTAATTGGAAAGAAACTAAGAAACTTTGGGATAGAAATCCTGAAGCTAAGGCGACAAAAAAGATTGTCTACTGTCTTAATGAAGAAACTGATGGGGTTGTATACAAGCTTCACTGGTCTAAAAACAGAGTGCCAATAGAAAACAAACTGTTCTATAATTTTATCTTAACCAGAGGTAATAAAAGAGCAATACATAATGCTATTAAACAAGGAAAAGAATATATAATTAAAACTGAATAATCATGCCAAAATCGATTCAAGAAAGACTTAATAGTCTTGAGAGAAAATACAAAGGTCTTTGTTGTAAAATTACTAACACTTCATCTGAAGGGTGTATTACTTTTACAGACATTACTTGGGAAGAATTTATTGCTGCTATTGATAATGGTACTATTGCAGATTGTTATTATAACATTACTGATAGACCAAACTCTGGTACAGATCCTTTATATGTTCTTGTTGAAAAGGGACTTCCTAATTTTGATAATGAAGTGCAGAGAGGAGAACAAGCAACAAGTGCTTTGTGTATTACAACTGATCAAGGAGTGGGATGTTTCAATGTATATGCTGAATCAGAAACTATTTCTTTTGATTATGTTGAAGGTGCTACAGTCTATCCTATTAGAATAAAAGACTGTTCTATTTTTGCTGAAGGTGACATTGTAACATTTACAAGTGATGTTTCTCCTTTTCCTACATATACAGGAGTTATACATTATCAATACATTACTTTTAAAGGATGTCCAGCATTTCTTCAAATAACAGGAGGAACAGGTCCTATACCACCAAGTCCTGCTAATCCTGAAGGAACATTTAGTAATGGTGTAGATAGTACATCTGGATTTATTAGTACAGATAGAAAATGTAATCCTTTTCCAACACTGTCTGTAGGAGATGTAATTAAGGGATATATATCTCCAGAAGGAAGCACTGCAGCTGCAACAATAACAAGTATATCAGGAACAACAGTTACAATAGCTCCTACATCAGGAGATTGGACTGGTATTTCTGTATTTTATATAGAAGATAGTTCATCTTGTTTATTTGCAACAACAGCTCCTATTACACCAACTAGTATACTCCTTACACCAGATCCTGTATGTTTTGATTTTAATAATCTTCTTGGAAGAGGAGTTTATTTAAATACATTAATGCAAGCTACAGATGGTTTGATTTATGGAACATTGCAATCGCATCCTAAATATGATGGACAATTGTTCTCAATGGATCCTGTTACAGAGCAAGTTAAGATTTTATTTAATTTTGATGATAGTACCACGTATGGTAATACTCCTAGTTCAGGACTTGTTGAAATAGCAGGAGAATTATATGGTACATGTAGTAATGGTGGTTCTTCTATGGGTCTTAACCCTGGAACTATATGGAAATGGAATATAGCAACAAACACATTCACT